TGGTGAACAGCATCACCGATGCAGTCAGAGCTGCTAACATCAGCGCAGACTGGACACTAAAAACCTACACCGCAGAAGGTGGTCGCAAGTTTAGAGGCGAGATTCTGTTTAACGATCTGACTGTTGAGCCAGTAGTCGGAGACTTCGTTAAGTTTCGCATCTCGTTCTTTAATAGCTACGATGGAATGTGGCCCTTCCAACAGTCAGCAGATGGGTTGCGTTTGTTCTGCACGAACGGATGCACTAACGCTATCGCAACAGCCCGATCCAAATTCAAACACACTCACTCGATCAACGTTGAAGGTAGCGCCGACAAGATGGTGGTTGGTATGCACACCTTCATAGAGCAGCGTGATGTCTGGCGTGACTGGATGAAAGTTAAAGTCAGCGACGAGATGGCTGAGTTGTTCTTCAAGACCACGCTTGCTAAAGCACCAAGCCACCAGAAGCTGGTCGAGAAAACCAACGACAAACAACTCGAACGCTTGCTTGGTATCTGGCACGACGAGCGCCGCCAGTTGGGCAGCAACAAGTGGGCCTTGTATAACTGCATGACTTACTGGGCATCGCATACCTATGACCTCAAGAACCCAGAGGTAGCCCGCCGCAACCGAGAGGATGCAATCACTAACGCAATGAAATCAAAGCAATGGGAGATGCAATGACACGCAAAGACTATGAACTAATCTGCGACAAGCTGGCTCCGCTGTTCTACTATCCGACAGCAATCTCAGAAGCCGCAGACATCCTAGCAACAACCAACCCACGCTTCGACCGCGATAAGTTTATCCGTCGAGCCACAGAGAAATGGGAAGAACGCTATGCACAAAACGCGCCACGAGTGGACGACTACATTCCTTATTAAGCATGACGACCCTGACGTTTACGTCATCAGGAATTGTCCAGAGTGCGGAGGATCAGGCGAACTTGAGTATGAGTATGCCAAACCACGCCTCGACGGAGATGTTGACTACATCGATGTCTCTGATGCCTGCTGGAATTGTGACGGACACGGCACTGTAGAGATCAAGCAAGACGATCTTCTTGACGACGACGAGTAGCTGCGTTAATGCAGCGGTATGAAATCATACCTCGACAGTCTTAAACAAATAGCAGAGGCGCACAACGTGCCTCTGCTTCGAGCCTTCCAAGCTGCTGGCTTGCCAACATCAACCTACTATCGGACGATCAACGGTGTGACTGAGCTTCGGCATGATACTGCCGACAAGGTAAAAAAATCCATTGACGAACTTTACAAGATTCAACAAGCCGATCAAGATACCTAAAGACTATGAGCTTCTAGTTTCTGAGTTGACTAACGCTCGAACTAGCATGAACATTAGTCAAGAATCTTTGGCCTATAAAATCGGATGCACTAACTCGCTGATCCACAAGTGGGAAACACACAAGCGATTGCCATCTGGTTTCATGTTGATCTGTTGGTTGGACGCACTTGGCTACGAAATCGAAGTTAAAAAAAGGGACAGCGAAATGTGACTCTTGCAACTTTGTTGTGAGAAACTTCGTTGCCATACTGAAACACGATCACGCACGAACCAATAACAAGCATTGGTTTATCTGCACTGATTGTTATGAGGCCGACCTATGGCAAACAAGAATAAGCTCAAAGGAAGCTACCATGAAAAGTGGTTCGTGGACTGGCTCCAAAAGCTCGGCATCAAAGCGAAACGTCAGCCCCTCTCAGGAAGTTTGGGAGGAGAATATAGCGGCGACATCAAGCTCGAACTCTTCGGACTCGAACTGGTAGCCGAGGTTAAGTATCGGGATGCCAGCAATTTCCCAAGCCCCTTTTCTGTCTTAGAAAACAGGGACTTGGCACTATACAAAAGACGGAGGGGAACTCCGCAAACTTTAGTCATAATCAGCGGCGAGACATTCGCCAAACTTATGGAGAACAGCAATGGAATACGGAACATCACCACACAAACTGCACAGGACTGAAAGCCCATCGACTAGCATCGAAGCCGCTTACTCTGTGGATACAACGACACTTGAGCGTATGGTTCACGATGAAATAAAATTAGCTGGAGAGAGTGGACTGATTGCTGATGACTTGCTTCGTATATTCAGCGACTTTCCTTACTCATCTATTACCGCTCGATTTTCTGCGCTTGAACGCAAGGGTTTGATCCAGCGCAATGGCGATAAGAGGGAAGGCAGAAGCGGTCGCAGTCAACTTGTAATGACCGCAGTAGTTTAACAATGTCCTTCGCTCACATGGCGTGGGCATGGAGCAACAGCATTGGCGACCCACTTGCCAAGCTGTTGCTTCTATCCCTAGCTGACCGCGCCGATAAAGAGACAGGTCAGTGCTGGCCGAGCCTTGGTCGCTTGGCAGAAGACACAGAGATGAGCAGCGCAACCGTTGCTCGTAAGCTCAGATACCTAGAAGAACGTCAGCTAATCCAGAGAACGCAGCGCAATGCGACCTCTACTTTATACACTCTACCCTATCTCACAGAGAGACAGGAGGTGTCTCACACAGAGACAGGGGGGTGTCTCACAGTGAGAGACAAACCTATAAGTAATAATCTATCAGAGAATAATATATACTTCGAAGACTTTTGGTCGAAGTATCCAAGGAAGACTGGCAGGGGTCAGGCTCGCAAGGCATTCGACTCTGCTATGAAGAAGGCGACCCTCGCTGAACTGATGGATGGACTAGATAAGTTTGTCTCTTCTTCGCAGGGAACTGAGACTCGGTTCATTGCTCATGCTTCGACATGGCTGAACGGAGAGCGTTGGCTAGATGAATATGAAGCGGGGTGGCAAGATGTCCTCAATGACCTATGAACAAAGAATGGCTGAACTCAAACTCTGGTTCAGCAAAGAGATCGCAACGCGGTTCACAATGCCAACAGGCATCGACCCCAAGCTCTCAATCACAGACACACTCGACGCAGTAAACAATAACCTACCTCTGAACATAACGCAGGCGCAGATGCAGCACCTCGTCGCCTCCATAGCGAAAGAGGTGGTGCAATCAGCGCGGACCAGAACCCTACCCCAACCCAAGGACTTTATAGCCGCCGCCGCAAATGCCTCTAGGAGCTACAGAGAGCAGCCTACAGGGGCCGTCTCTACCTTCGACGACTCTGGGCAGCTACGAAGAATAGAGCGGCTTATACGGGACAGAAAAGCGGTTCCGGAAAGCTGGCTTAAAGGTGAGCGCAGAAAGGAACTGCTTGCCGAGACCTCGGTAACGCTCAGTGATCTTGCTGCATACGACAAGACAATAGCTGGGTGGATCACCGAGGAAGATGATTTCCTGAATGAGTCGCAACCGATTCAGGAAAATTAGTAAACTGGGGGATAGGGTCTACACATTTCCCCAGTTTTTTCGTTTTTTGCACAATTATACGCCCTAGACTTATTGACTCTGCTGCGAATAAGCAGTAGCGTCCCGATGTGGAGGAGAACACATGGAACGTAAAGGATTCATCGGCGGTTCCGATTGCGTAAAGATCATGCAGGGGAACTGGCTAGAACTTTGGCAAGTAAAGACTGGCAGGGTAGAGCCTGACGATCTGTCAGATAACGTGGCTGTTCAGCTTGGCATCTGGACTGAGAGCTTTAACCTGAGATGGTTCGAGCGTCAGCACGGTGCTGTAATCAAGAACCACCAGATGCAATTCGAGAAGCAGATCGGATCGGTTCCCGTCAAGGGAACTATAGATGGAAGGTGGGGTGAAGCCATTGTTGAAGCCAAGCACACCAACAACTTCAATACTATGGACACTCTGATCCAATACTATATGCCGCAGCTTCAGCTATACTGTCACCTAGCTAGCAGCGATGGCGCACACCTGTCTGCAATCTTCGGCAATAACAAATGGGACTCTGCCTATGTCGGCTACAGTGAAGAGTATTTCAATTCAATGTGGGCAGTGGTGTCTGACTTCTGGGGTTACGTTATACGCGATGAAGAGCCGATTGCTGTTGACCCCATACAGATTGAAATGGACAAGATCGAGGTGGACAACATGGTCTGCCGTGACGCCGGAACTGACAACGAGTTTATCGACGCGGCCAACCGTTACGTCGAGAACCAAGATCAGGCTCGTCTATTCAAGATAGCAAAGACAGACCTGAAGAACATGGTCGCAGATAATGAGCGAGAAGTCTACTGCGACCTGATTACAATCAAGCGCGACAAGCGAGGATCGCTTCGCATCACACCACGGAGAGTCTGATGATTGGCGTTTACGCATTCTGCCACGCTGATACTCGCAAGGTATATCCAACATACATTGGAGTGTCTAATGACATAGAAAAGCGCATCAAGCAGCACAAAGGTAGAGAATACTTCGACAATAAGCTAATCTATCAAACCTTTAATGACATTGAAAAAGCCAAGGAATGGGAGAGAAGGTTAATCACATGGTATAACCCGCACTATAACAGGAAGTTTTATCGAACTCCCAAGATGTGGGAGGTGTCTGACATCGATGGTCTATTTTCAAATAAGATACATAGACCTTGGGCCTATGTGTCTGTTGCAGATGCAATCGAAATCAAAAGACTAAAAGGAGAACTCTGATGAAACGAGGAATGACTAACCTTGGCTTCCTGTCATACTATGATGAAGGCGGAGAGGGAGAGGTTTACTTAGACGCAGAGTTCTTTGACCTTGACGGTATTATACAGCTGGACATACTGGGTGATTGGATTCACCTGTTAGAGTCCATACAGAAAGCAGTCAACAAAGCAGAATACGGAGAACACTAATGACTGACGCAATCAAAGACCTAATCAAAGCCCAGAAGCAGACCGCACCTCTGGTTAAGAACGCGGTGAACCCGCACTTCCGCAACAAGTATGCTGATCTTGGCGCTGTCCTTGAGGCTTCGCTTGACGCATTCCACTCCAACAACTTCGCAATGATCCAGCACAATGGAGCGGACGAGCATGGACAATACGTTGCCACCTCTCTGGTTCATACCAGCGGCGAGCGGTTCGAGTCCAAAGTTTATCTGGTTCTATCCAAGAACGATATGCAAGGACTCGGCAGTGCAATCACCTATGCCCGCAGGTATGGGCTTCTCTCGCTGGCAGGACTGGCAGCAGAGGACGACGATGGTAACGCAGCCGTGAAGAGCGGGCCTGCACCAGTTACCAAGTTTGTCAAGGACGCAGGATTCTAATTCGTGGCGTGGGGTTTCATCATCCCCTCCATGAGCCTGAAGGGGTGGCAGGTCGCCACGAATCCACCCCACTAACTTTAACATAGGAGCCAGAAGCATGGCAGATTACGACGACACCGACAAAGGCGCAGCCTTCCGCCCCTTTGATACACAGCAAATGATCCTCCAAGGGAAGATCAATAACGCTGGAGCAGAAATGAAATCAGTTTTTGTCAGGGATAAAACCCGTGATGGCAAGACTATCATTGAGGTCTACGAGAAAGTCGGTGTCCTCTTTGAGAATGAGAAGAACGGCAACGAGAATGCGCCAGACTACACAGGTTCTCTTGGAAGCCTTCGTCGGCTGGCAGCATGGCGTCGAATGAAAGACGACAAGCCATACATGACCTTTGCCGTATCGGACAAACGCGAAGGCGCAAAGACTTCGGGGTTGCCTGACGACTCTATCCCGTTCTAGGGTAAGTCGTTCTCCCAGTGCAGCACCGCCTGCTGCACAACTAGGCGGGGGTCTGTTTCTCTCCTTTCCAGACTCCCGCCTCTTTTTTCTAGGAACATCAGATGCACATAGAGGATAAGTATCGCCAGCTTTTGGAGGGCGATGCACCAAAGTGTAATGCGCGTATGCGTAAAACAATGGACACTGACCCAACCTTTCACACAATGAACAGAAGCAAATCGACTGGCAAATTGGGTGGCAAACCCAAAATGGAAGAAGCCGCAAAGACTATGCTTCTTGATTCTGTTGACAAGCACATGGTCGGTGATCTTATAATCGAAGCCGCCGCCAGCATAGTCGGAAAATCCAGAGATGACCTCACGGTTCACAACCAAAGCCAAGAAGTCTTGATGCCGAGGATGTGTGCTATGTGGATTATGAAAAATGTTGTCGGCCTTAACTACGTTCAAACCGGAGCCTTCTTCCACAGGAATGACAGCACAACAAGCAGCGCAGTTAAGCGAGTAAGCGACCAGCTTGAAAGGCAACCGCTCGTCAAGATGGTCATAGAGCAAATCCTAATTAAGTCAGGAGTCGAACAATGGATGAAGCATCCAATCTCGCACGTCTTCAAAAAAGACTAACAGATTCAATGACTAAGGTGTCATTGCTTGAGCGTCAAGTCGCCAACCTTCAAAGCAAAAACGCGAAACAAAAGACTGACATCGCTCGGATGACCAAGACCATTGATAGCTTGATGTATGAACGAAACAAACTAGCAGACACTGTTCAGTGGATGCGCGGAGAAAAAAATGCGGAGAGATGACTTCTTAGACACGGCTGCTGAACTTATTAACGGAGAGAGGCAGGCAAACTATGGAGAAGCTACAGTAAACTTCTCAAGGCTGGCGTTAAGAATCAGCCAACACATCAACAAAAACATAACCTCATGGCAAGCTGCGCTTATCTTAGTTGAGCTAAAGATGGCTCGACTAGCTAACGGATACCATGAGGATTCAATCGTGGATGCCATTGGCTATCTAGCCTTGGCTGGAGAACTATGGGAGATCGAACATGAACTCGAAAGAAAACTTTCTTCTGTCATCAAGACCGATATTTCAAGAAGCTAATGCGCTGGTCAGTGCTGTCTCTGATCTGTCCGGCATGGAGCCGCATGAGATATGGAAGGACAGGCAAGCTCCACAGTTTAGGGGCAGAGCCATTGTCATGTGGATTCTATACCATAACAAAAACTACTCGCTGTTGCAGATAGGCTCTGTATTCAGCAGGGATCATACCTCTGTCATCAATGCAATACGACGAGTAAACGGCTGGAGACTAAACAATATAAACTTCGTCAGGATGTGCGAAGTAATAGAGGAGAAAGCCTATGACTACTTATCTTACGATACTGACTGTTTGCCTTCATGGCGAGTGCGTGAGCCTAGCGATGAAGAGTTATCAGAAGTGCGTTGATGGTATGCGGACAGCATACGCAGAACTGTATGATCCCAGTATCTATATCTCTTGCAACAAGACAAACATCTTGACGGCGACGATTAGGCCACGGGCGCGATTGGATCAATAGCCCTCAACACCATGCCATCTTCTGCGTCAAATGTAATTGACTGCAAGGCCCGCCGAGCGCCGTAGCCCATTGACGCAGCGTAGGCGTCAGGCGGGGCAAAGGCTCTAAGACTTTCCCATCTCAGCGGCCCTATGTCCTTGGCCTGATCGTGATGCACATGGCCTGTCAACATATACCTATGAGATGTGCTAGACCAGAACGGGCAGACATCGGAGATATACAGCGCAGCCTGTTGCGGTTTGATCCTGTCGCCATGGTGGGCAAAGATAGAAACCTTACCCCACTGGTGCATAAACAAATCGCGCGGCGTCTTCTCAATCTCTATCCGGTCATGCCCGCTATACCTCTGGCAAAGAGCAAACGTCAGAACCAGATGCGAGTGTTCGTCATGGTTCCCGCGCAGAACCCTGACCTTTAGGTTCTTATGTTTCTTTGCCAGTGTCTCAATGATTGTAATTACAATCTCAATCCCAGTATCCAACACGCGCCAGTGCCTACCGTCTACGTCGAGCTTGTGCTTTGAGGCGGGCGTCTCGGCCTTGTTGTCGTCAGCATGAAAAAAATCACCGCCGATAATTAGTATCGCAGTGTTGCTGCTTGGCGTTAGCACATCAATCTTGGAGAAGGCTTTGAGCAACTGATCCTTGGCTATGTCAGTGTCATAGTCAGTTGATCCAGTTTCTTTGCCCCAAGCCCTCATGCCATAATGGACATCCATCAGGGGATACACTGTGCAAAGACTGTCTACTGTTTGCTTGGGTGGCTGGATCGGATCGGCAACTTGTATCTTAGAAAAGGAAGATTCAATGAGGTCGATCAGTGTCTCTGTCGGCAGCGGTTGCGCCTGCCAGTAGGTCG